GGATAGGCCGCCGCCAGAAACGGATAGGCGCTGGTATTAAATGCCTGCCCCGCCATCAGGGCGTAACCGGCAGGAATGGTATCGGACGGCCAGGGTATGGGTGTTCCCACCGGGCAGGTGTTATAGCCGTCGTGGTGGATCATTTTCCAGCCCTGGAACGCCCCCGCGCGCACGACACCAAAGCCAATATCCATGCCATCAAAATCAATGCCGATAACGGTATTCCAGCCCTGCGTGTTGCCATGCGCGACGTTGATATAATGCTTCCATACAGACGCACCCGGCATGGCATTACGGGCATCCGGTGAAGTGAAAAAACCCGACCGCTGACGCAGGTCTGTCGCCACATCCGCAATATATTGTGCGTACTCATTCAGCCCGGCACCTTTCGGGACACGACCCTCGGCATTCTCATTTGCTCTCACTGCCGCATCGAATGCCGTTTTAACGGCTTTCGGAGTCGCGGCGAGCGCCTCCGTGTTGCTGTCGGTGCCGCTGTAAAGCCGGATAATGCCTTTCTGCGCCGTGGTGGCATCCTGCGCGGTGTATTTAGAACTCGCATAATCAACCACGGCTTTAAGCGCTTTTGAGGTGGCGGCGTGCGCTTCTGACTCGCTGTCGGTTGCGTTGCTGAGTTGCACGATGCCTTTTTGCGTCGTGGTGGCGTCCTGTGCGGTGTATTTGGCGCTGGCAAGGTCATACGCCGCCTTAACGGCTTTCGGGGTCGCTGCGAGCGTCTCGGCAGTGCTGTCGGTCGCGCTGCTCAGTTGCACGATGCCTTTGCCCGCCGTGGTGGCGTCCTGCGCGGTGTATTTGGCGCTGGCAAGGTCATACACCGCCTTAACCGCTTTCGGTGTGGCGGCGAACGTCTCCGATACGCTGTCGGTGGCGCTGCTCAGCTGGGTAAAGCCTTTTGCGCTGAGCGTCGCGTCAGGGTGGCGGCGCGACTGCTCATGCTCAAGGAGCTTACCATCAACGTAATCCTGCGAGGCCATCACGGTTGTGGCGTCGATACTCAGCTCAACGGACGCCAGATCCGACAGGATGATAACCATGCGCAGGGTCTGCGCGCGCCCGGAACCCTCTTCAAGCTTTGGCTTGTAACTCTCGGCCATGTTGCTGACGGCAACCAGCGTGCCGGTGTCGTCATAGAGCCCCATTTCACGCAGCCAGAACCCGCCCGTTTCCGGCGGGATTACCAGCTCGGCCACGATGTAATTTTTGTTTTTATTGTCCTGGCTGATTTTATTCAGCTTATTGCGCCAGACTTCATTAATCAGCTTTGTCTGGCCTGCGTCGGGCTGGGGAAGTTTACCGCCGCCATCGCCGACGGCCATCGCGGTAATGTTCACTTTCTTACCGCCCGGTGTGAGCGCGGCGGCAAATTTTGCCGCGCCTGCGGTGGTGACCACCGTTCTGTATTTTGCAGTCATGCTTTTCTCACTTAACCCGGATAAACCGTAATAATGTCGCCGTCGTAACCCGCCCCACCGGCGAAGAGATATCCCGCAACATCCTGAATAATATTGAGCCCGATAAGATGGCGGCTGGCCGGTTTCGCATCGGCAATAAGCCGCTCCATCTCCTGATACATTTCCTCCGAAATGCCGGTTTCGAGGACGCCGATATCAAGCCGGAATGTGCCTGGCTGCTCGTTGTTTTCCCACCACTCGATAATGTTGATGACATAGCCGAGCGGCTCAACGACACGACGCACCGCCCCTATGGTGCCTTTGTGGCAGTGGATGAAATACGCGCTGCGGATCACATCGCGCTTCGTTTCCTCCGGCCATTTCTCATCCCACCGGTCGACCGAAAACGCCCAGGCCAGCCACGGCAGGAGCTGCACCGGGCAGGTGTCGGGATTCCACAGCCTGCGCAGCGGTATCGGGGTCTTTTCGATATCGGCACAGGCACGCGCCGCCGCCACCTCAAGCGGGGACGAGCCCACCGGCAACAGGCGCGATTCATTCATCAGAACCCCCGATCACAATCTGATAATCCGTGCAGTAAGAGGCCTGGGTGCTGTCGAGCACAATGTCAGAAACCGGTGCGGCGAGCTCGACCCGCTGCACCCCCTCAACGTGCAGGGCGGCATAAATGGCGGATTTGCGTATATCGCGCCCGAGCCGGTGCTGCGCGGTGATGTATGCGCCGAGCTTTGCTTCGGCGGCGCTGCGCACCGGCTCACTTTCGGGGCCAGGGTAGAGATAAAGGGTGGCGCTAATCCGGTAATCGACAATGCTGGCCGACTGTACCGTCACGCGGTCAGCCACCGGCCTGACGTCCTCGTCATTGAGGGCATTACGCACCACGGTCAGGAGCTCATCAGAGGCCGCGCCGTTGCCCTCGCGGGATAACACCGAGACCGTGACACAGGCCGGTTGCGGGCTGGTCACAGAGATATCAGCGACCCGCCCGTCAGCGCTGCGCCCGTGAAACTCATACGCGCCGACAGACCCGGCCACGCTCAGCCCTTCGAGCGCCTGCTGGATGCGCAGACGAAAATCGCTGTCGGATTCCATCACCGCCGCCACGGGCGGGAATGCCTCTTCATCTGCCGGGGTGATCACCAGGCGCGACACGTTGTAATTCGCCCCGATGACATCAAGGTCGTTACCGGCAGCGAAGGCGAGCATGGTTGCGCGCGCGGCCTCGTTAACACGCTGACGCCAGATAACTTCCCGGTAGGCATTTTCCTCAAGGAATTTGGTCAGCGGCTCCGATTCGAGCGCCAGCGTGCGGGCGACCGCCTCCTGCTGCTCTGCCGGAAACAACGAGACAAGTGTCGCCTTACGCTCAGTCAGAATGCTTTCGTAATCGAGCTGCTCGACCACATCAGGCGCGGGGAGCTGGCTTAAATCAACAATCGGCATGGGTTAGCTCACAGGGATGGTTAATGAAAGGGGTTCGCCGGTGGTGGCAATCTCGCCTGTCAGGCTGACCACCATACGGCCATCAAACAGACGCCCGGTCGTCACCGCGCTCAGCGTGATGCGCGGCTCCCACTTCAGCACGGCGAAATAACAGGCCACCTTGATTTGCAGCTCAAGCGCTGGCGTCTGGGGCTGGTCAATCAGGGAGGACAACAGCGAGCCGTAATCACGGCGCATCACCCGCGAGCCGACGGGCGTGCGCAGGATATCGCTGAGGCTCTGGCTGATGTGCTCCGCGTCCGTCAGCGCCCTGCCGGTGCTGCGGCTCATACCGATATAACGCGCGGTCATAGTGGCGCTCCGGTTGTTCCGCCGCTGTCGCCGGGGTGTTTATGGGTGTGCAGTACCTTACCGTTAGAGGAGAGCGCGCCGCCGGTGTGCTCGATGTTGCCGCGCATGGTGCCGCCCTGCTGAACTTCCAGCGACCCGGTGATAAGCCTCTTGGTGCAGACCACTTCCGGCGTATCGAGCGTGATGCGCGAGGACGCTTTAACGGTCACCACAGGCACCGTCGCGGTCAGGGATTCAGAGGCGGTTACCGTGGCGGTTTTGATGCCGCTGACGGTCAGGGCGCTGGTTTTGGGTTCGTACTCAATCACCGCGCCATCGGGGAATGCAACATGCCACGCATCGGCTGAGGCAGACGGGGCGGGGTTGCCGTCGGAAAAAATGCCCGGCAGCACAAAGGCGGTATCGAGCTCGCCGCCCACGGCCAGAATCAGCACCTGCTCGCCGATGGAGGGTGCCCACCATGTGCGGGCGCGACCGGCGCGCTGCGTCAGCCACTGGAGCCAGTCGGTAACCATGCCGCCGGTCTGCACACGGCAGCGCCCGGTACTGAGCTCGGTTTCGACCACAATGCCGGTGCGTACCATGTTGCGGAGTGCGCGGGCAAGTTCATTGATGTTTGCTGGTATGTTCATACGACAGAGAATGCCGCCGGGGTAAACCGGCGGCAATGAGAGGTGGTTAGCTCAGGAATGGCACAGCTCAGAGGGCGAGATGCTCAATAATGATGTTTTCGACGAGCGCGGTGTCTTCATCAGAAAAGCCCAGCAACGGGCGCGCCGGATACTGAACCTCGGCACTGTTGCGCCCTGGTTTATCTTTTAGCCCTGACTGGTGAACTCTGGCAATGCGCTTCACTTTGCCGGTGAATTCAACCACGGCAGATTTATCGTCGCCGCTGGCTTTCAGATAACGGGCGTTGCGTAGTTTTGCAAACATCGCGCGCTTAACCCGGCCTTTCTTGTCCCTGATGCGCTGGGGTTTGCGCGGGACATATGCGGTGCCGTCGGGTGCTTTCTGCGATTTAATGCGCTGCTGCTGACTCTGGCGCAGCCTCTTCGCAATATCCACAGCCAGACAGCGGCGAGCGGCGGGTGACATCGCATCAAGCAGGCCTTTCAGCTTCTCCTCGAACGGCTTAAATTCACTCATCCCACTTACTCACCAGCTCGCCATGCACATAGAGCTCGACCGGGCGTGTCACCGGCTCCGGTGGCGGCGGCTCGGGGATGTTCTCCACATGCAGCGCCGCGCCCACCTCCCTGACCAGCGTGCGCTCGGTCATCAGGAGGCTGATGCTGATATCGAAACTGCTGTCGTTGTTGATATCCGCCTCAAAGGTAAACCCCTTTTTCTGCCCGGTGTCGGTGCTGAGAATATCCGGCTGATGCTCGCGCAGCCACGCCAGCACCGGCACGAGGATCAGGTCAAAATCGCCGGTAAAATCGGTCACCACCACATTCAGGCTGTACTGCTTTTCGAAGGATAACGAGCTCGCCAGCGTGGCGGCGATATTGCCGCCGTCCACATACAGGCGCAGCATTTCCGGGTTTGTTGCCAGCACCGGCACGGCATCAGCCAGGGCTTTTCGCAGGCTCTCGGGTTTCAGCATCAATATCGTCCTGGCAGTGTTTGATGGTTTCGACCTGGAGCGCGCAGTTTTCCAGCGCGCGTTCAAGGTTACGGATGTCAGCGCTCAAATCGCCGTTGGTCTGCGGATCACTTCCCGGCATCGGGCAGAGGCTGACTTTCGGGCAGGCGCTGTAAACAGTCACCGGCACTGGCGCAGGCGGCGCGGTGGTGCAACCGGCGCACAGCATCAGGCAGGTCAGCGCTGTACCAGCGGCGAAAGGCATCATTTTCATTGAGTAACCTCGTTATGGTCTGCTCGCGGCGGGCTTCCCGCACGCTGGCAGCGTCAAGTTTCTGGCGCAAATCCACCTGCGCCCGTTCGTTTTTGTCCGCCCGGTCATAGGCGACACTGAGCTGAATTTTCAGCATCCCGATCGTGTTTTTTTGCTCACCGGCAACCCGGTTTGCGCGCTCGAACGACCCGCGTAACGTGTTGTTTTCCTGGCGCATCCACAGCAACCCGGTAACGGCCAGAACCAGCAAAATAATCAGTGTTTTCATTGCGCCCCCTTAAGGCAGTATTCGCGCTCGCGCTGTCGCCGGTTTTCGAGCCCGGTGCTTTTCACGCCCCTGACATAGACCCAGCGCGGGAGCTGGTCACATGCCTGTTTCCATTTTTTCTCGTTGAGGAAATACACCAGCGTTGACCGGCACGCCGCGCCGGTGCCGACGTTAAAGGCAAAGCTGACCACGGCGTCATAAACGTGCTGAGGCATCTCAACCGGCGCGCAAACTGCGAGACGGCGCTCGGTGCCGAGCACATCCGCGACAAGGTTTGTCGCCGCCTCCCGTTCGGTAATGTCACGCTCAGGCGTCACCCCGGCAGTGTGTCCGATGCCTGACGTCCACACCCCGGCGCTGCACTGGTAGGGACGCAGGCGACACCCCTCAAGGTCAGCCAGCAGGGCGAGCCCGTCCTGCGAGGTGTGTAGCAGACGAAAATCCGGCACCAGTACCGCCAGTAACAGCACGGCGGCCTGACTGCAACGCTTAACGACTGATGACATTACCGATCTCCTTACCGCTGAGGGGGCGTTGTCCGAGCTGAGCCAGAAGGGCATAACTTTTCCGGCGGTAATACCAGTTAACGCCCACCGTCAGCGCCACGCCGATCACACCGGCGTAAGCCGCGAAATCCTGCGGGGTGACCGCGCCAAACGCCGCCAGTGCGGCACTCAGCCAGTAGGCGATAAAAGAGGCGATGCGTTCCATATTCAGTCCCACAGGTTGACGGCCTCCGCGACAGGTGAAGTGTGAATGTCCGGCAGTTCAACGGGCGTGCCGTGCGGCAGCACAGCCCCCAGCTCTGCCAGACCCGGATTAACCGCGAGGACGGTCTCGACAATGCCCGCCGTGCGCCCGTAATACCGGGCGCAGATAACGTCGAGCGTGTCGCCCTGGTGCGCGATGGCTTTCATCAGATTTGCCCCACGATGCAGCGGGGTTTGTCCTGGATGCGTGCCACTGACCAGCGCATGTCCCGCCACAGTTCATCGACCGTGGGGTCGATGCTGTCGGCTTTCTTGTCACCACGGGCGCTCGCATCCACGCCGCGATAACGCTCGTACAGCGTGGCGGTTGCCATCGCACACACGGCGCGCTCGTAATGGAAAACACGCACACTTTCACCGTCGAGCGAGTCCGACGGCACATCCGCGAGGCGGGCAAACCCGGCCTTAATCTGGTTTTCGCGCCAGTCATAAAGCTCCGCGTTGGTCTCGGCGATGCCGGTTTTGATGGCGTTGCGCAGCCGTGCCGGGGCAATGGTCTGCTCAAGGCGCATCAGTTCGCGCACGCGCTTCGGGTCGATGGCGGGAAAGAAAAAGGTGTTTTCAATCACCGGCTCGCTGTCCGCCACCGGCGGGATAACAACCGTCCTGCCCGGCTGCGGTACATCGTTTTTAATAATCAGCGTCGTCATGACTACCTCAGAAAGGGTGGGCGGTGGACGCCGGTCGCAGAGAGGGAAAATCCCTCATTGACCGGCGTGCCGCCCTGGCGCGGGGCGCATTCTTTTAACCGGTGACCTTGCGCGGGCGACCCCGCCCCCGTTTCACCGGCGTCGTTGTTTTTTTTGCTTGTGCAGCTTTCGCGGGCGCTTTCGGCGCGGGCTTTGCAGCGGCTGGCTTCGGATTCAGTTCCCGCGTGAGGCGCTCAATGTCTTTCCTCACTCCGGCATTGCGGTCGAGCTGTACGGCGCGCTGCAAATGGGTCATCGCGTCATTAAGCTGCCCCGCATCACGCAGCGTCAGGCCGGTGACTTTATGCAGGCGGGCGCGCACCTCATCAGGCATATCGGCCTTAGCCGTCAGTCTGAGAGTCTCAAGCAGGATTGCCGCACTCACCGGCTGACCGGCATCGCGGGCGCGCAGTCCCGCCAGCGCCACCTCTTCTGCCAGCATGTAAGGCACGGTGCGGGCGTGCTTCTCCGGCATAGACAGGCTGTAGCGCAGGGCGTAGCGGGCGATTTCCAGCGCGCCGGGGAGATCACCGGCATCGAGACGCCACAGCATCACCGTCACCAGAATGTCATCCTGCGCACCTGTGCCGTTTTCCAGCACGGCAGTTACCCACGGCAGATAAAACGGCAGCAGGTCGCGCTTTTTCTCTGCCTTTGTCTCTTTCGAGTGGATCTCTTTGAGCGTTCTGCGGTCTGCGGCCAGCTTGACGAGCATCTGCTCATAAGGCGTGGCATGACGCAGCGGGGCGTTATCCCGCTGCGCGGCCTGGATGGCCGAGACCCGCATCGCATGGCGCTGCGCCGGGGTCGTCATGGTTTACGCTCCTTCACCGGTTGTAGGTGCAGCAGTGGCGGCACCGGATGCCAGCGCCTGCATGGCGAGCGCCAGCTCTCGCGCGATGACTTTCGCCGCGTCCGCTTCCGGGGTGTCGCTCTCTTCCGGTTCAAGGATCTCGATGTTCTCAATCAGGCACCCGGCTTCGTAATCCTCGATAACGAAATCGACTTTGACCTGCTCGTAGTTTTCCACCTGGTCGAGCTGCGGGTTTTCGATGAGGTGGCGGCGATGACCGTCCTCGTAGAGATAGATGGAAATGTTATCCAGCGTGGTAATAAAAATGCTGTTCGCCGGGAAGAACGGCGCGCGCACCGCCTGCAACTGTCCGATAGTCTTCTGGCCGATAATCAGCTCACCAGCGAGCTGTTCGCTGTTCGGCTGGAATTTATTGATCATCGGGAAATATTTGTCGGTCAGAATGCGACGAC